AAGATCATCAACGGTAATACCATGCTGTCGCATCTTACGAATATCATGCCGATCAACACGGTCTACCAAATCCTGCACTGGGACACTACCATCACCGACAATTCGCTTCTGCAAATTGCCGTAAAATAATCTGAGTGACACATACGCATCATGATTTGAGCCATGAGTACCATACGTGTGTCCTAAAACTGACAACATCGTATCTACTATATCTCGATTCTTCGGCTCCCGACCCCAGACAGCTCTCGCTATATACTCTCGAGTCTCTCTAAACGGCAAGAACTTTGCTTGGCCCTTAGACTTATTACGATTTATTAGGGCATAATGGCGCAAAAAGATCATTCCAGGTTCCCCTATTATCCAACCACAATGCTGACGAGAACAAAAGGGAACCCCATCACGAACATCACGCAACTCAACATCAAAGCAATCTTGTAAAAATGTAGCAAACAATTTAGCTGAGAAATAAGTCGCTGAAAGACCTTTTCCTTTATTATATACGTGATCATCACCGTAAACTATCAATTTGACCAGGTCAATGAACTCCCGCTCCAACTGCTCCTTATGTTCCTTAGGTGCCTTTAATATTTGATCAACACAAAAAAGGCAAAAATACAGTGCCATAACCCAAGAATCCATATGTGAGGTATTATAACAACCAGAGGGAACACCACCCCGCTGTATACACCAGGCTGAACCAAATAACTGTGTCACTCGGGCTATAATCGACTTAATAATTTGCTGAATAATCCTTTTCTTCAAATCATAGTCCTCTGATCGAGGATCCTCATGAATAAGCATTGAGCTATAATACAAGTTAACAAAAAAACCTTTAACTCGCATATCGAACTTATCAACATCGCCATCACATAACAAAGCTTCGAAACAATTCTCAAGACCTATGCCCAGGCATTCTGCAATCGCATCCATTCCGCCTCGCGACCATTTGTGTCCAATTCGAATGCACGGACCTCGCTCTTTTAGCATACGAATTTTAGATACTAATCGCTCCAATAGTACAAAATTAGAAGAAGGAATGACAAACACACGACATTTGTCGTTAAACTTTTGCCACTTGTCATCAGAATACTGTTTATCAAAGGTGTAGAATATTTCACTTTTTGGCGTTATCACCCAATAAACCGGTATATCCTTCCCATCCCGAACTAAACGCAAGAATACATCCAAATCAAAACCATGCATTTCATACTTCTTACCATGGGGAGTGACTAATATCTTTGCCGACGCAGTTCGCAATTCCTTCACACGACCCCTATTGGCACCACATGCGGAACCCAAGTACATGCCCAATAAATCGTCCTCTATCGAAATTTTTGAAGATATCTTCTCAAAAACACGGACACCTAATAACCGATACAAATGGGACATCGTAGCGGAAAGATTTCGTAAAACAATCTTTCCCTTCGCATTTATTAAGTGAGATTTCTTATTCTGCTGTAAAACAACATTCAAATACTTCAACGGATAAAGATTGCTCTTTGCATAGGTGAAAACCGGTCGGCCATTTATCTTACCAAAAGCTTGACGCCAACGCGACTCTCGCCTCAATATCATCGACCACAATGAAGGAACTTCATAAGTCCAAGTCTTCTCCTCCTCAATGGGTCCTGGCATCTCCTCTGTAGGACCTAGTACTTCTAAAGCTCGAATCGGTGGGCCGTCATACCACACCCAGCGCTCCATCTCCGTTCTCGTAACTGGGATAAAAGGGAAGCGCAATTCAAAATACTCAATATCCGTATCTTTCAATGCATCACTTATCTCAGGGACCAATGACAATAACATCTCAGATGAAGGAAAATTGCTTTTGTCTATAGGACTAGGAATGAGTTTAATGTTTCCATCTTTTTCCAAGGAGTTAGATAACAG